GCCAGTTTCTTTGGTTCTGGAGGCAATTTGAGTGGTGTCTTGTCTGTCGACAAGACTCTCACAGATGAGCAGTTCATGGCGCTCCAAAACGCTTGGCAGAACAAGTACCACGGCAAGAGCGGTCAGCACGCGACCGCAATCCTTGAACACGGCATCAAATACGAAAGAATCGGAATCCCACCGGACGATGCTCAGTTCATTGAAACAAGGAAGATGCAAGCCTCAGAAATCGCACGGATTTTCAACGTCCCTGCATCACTGGTCGGGCTTGAGGCGAACGTTTCATTCAGCAACGTTGAGCAGCAAAATATCTTCTTCGCATCGTACACCATTGCGCCACTCGTGAAGCGCATTGAAAACGAGCTGAACAACAAACTTTTCACAGAGCGAGAACGCAAGAGCATGAGTGTTGAATTTGACATGAGCTCTCTCCTCCGTGCGGACGCGGAGACGCGTTCAAATTACTATTCCACCATGCTCCGCGATGGCGTCATGACCATCAACGAGGTTCGCAAGATTGAGGGACTCAATCCGACCGAAAATGGTGACACCCATTTCGTTCCACTCAACGTCATTCCGCTCGGTAAAATGGACGGCTATGGCGACAAAATTTCGACTCCGTAACCATGGCCGATTACTACTATATCTTGAAGGTTATTGACTGCCGCGGGAAAAGCGACCCAGGCAAGAACCCAGCGAGGAGAGCACGCACTAAAAACACAAAGAACTCAAGTGGCAATTGGGTGCTTCGTTTTTCAGACCTCAACAGCACTGCGGCTTCGTCAAAAGTTCGATTCCTGGGCGAGGTTCAGGACCAGCTGTCACGAGCTCCCGGAATGGTCAAATATCTTGACCTGAACGCCCTTCTTGCAGCATTGACGAATTCGGCTACAACGACAAACGATGGGGTCACCACCGTGGGGCCATGGAGCCAACGTATTGGCAAGCGGTTTTTGCGCTACGAAATTGGCGTTTCGACTAGCAGCTATGGAAACGCAGAGGTGAACTGTACTGCCCACGACCTGGAATGAGTTTTTCGGACTATCCACAGAGCGCAACAAACGCGGCAAAACGCGCGTTGAAATTCAAGGAGGAAAACGGTACTTCTTGCGGCACCCCTGTGGGGTGGCAGCGAGCAAACCAGTTGGCCTCCCGAGAAGCTCTGTCGTTGTCCACCGTGAAGCGAACTTTCAGCTTCCTTTCACGAGCCGAAGTGTACGACCAGGGACGATTCACCGATGATGACGGCAAGGAAATTTGCGGGTCAATCATGTACGCCGCATGGGGTGGAAAAGCCATGCGCGGTTGGTGCAACAAAATCATCCGAGAAGAGGAGGAGCGGAACGAGCTCAACGAGCAGGCAAAAACCTCTCTCAAAAAGAAGGTCGAGGAACACAACGAAGAGTTTGGAGACAATCCCAAAAAGCGGGCCACTCTGGCCATGCTTTCGGCGGTTTACAAAAGGGGCATCGGAGCGTACAAGGGAAACCCCTCTTCTGTGCGTCCTTCGGTCAAGTCCCCGGAGCAGTGGGCATTTGCCCGAGTGAATTCATTTTTGTACGCCCTCAGGAACGAGCGTTTCCGTGGTGGAAAACACGACACAGACCTCTTCCCCAAGGGCCACAAACTTTCAAGCAGAAGCATGGACGAAAACAAAGAAATCCGAGTGACTACCGGGCTAGAGGTCCGGTACATGAATCAAGAGGACGAAGAGAAGCGCACGCTGTCTGGTTACGCAATCAAATTCAACGACGTCACGACGATTGGCGACCAGTTCCGCGAGCAAGTCACTTCGACCGCTCTGGAAGGCGTTGACATGAGCAACACGTTTGCCTTGTTCAACCACGACTGGTCAAGCCCTCTCGGGCGTGCTGGTCGCAACATGAATCTGACCGTGGACGACACTGGTTTGCGAGTTGACATTGACCTGCCCAATACGAGCATGGCGCGTGACCTCGCAGAGCTTGTCAAAAACGACATCGTGGGTGGCATGAGCTTCGGCTTCACCATCGCCGATGATTCATGGACACGAGACGACGAAATGCCCCTCAGGACCATCAACAAAATTGACCGTCTGTACGAGGTGACGTTTACGCCCATTCCAGCCTATCCGACCACGGAAGTGGCCTTGCGCAATCTTGAGCAAGCCACAGCCGAAGACGATACCAACGACATTCTCCAGGAGCTGCATGGAGACCACACAGAGGCTCAAACCTCTCCCCCTAGCCCAGAACAAGGGCCAGGCACCCCGGAGCCAAATATGGCGCCCCAAAACGCTCCAGAGGATAAACCCCTCGCCTTCACCAAGGTTGACGCCCTCAAATTCTTGTTGGACAACCAGGAATGAAATGCGAGATTTTCGAACCTTTCAAAATCCCCTGAATCATGAATTCAATTGAATTGATGGACAAGCGGAATGCAGCGCTCGAAGAGCTTCGCGGTTTGGTTAACCTGAACGGCGAAGAGTTTACCCCCGAGCAAAGCATCGAAGCACAGGAATTGCGCGACCAAATTTCTTCCCTGGACGCGAAGATTTCTGACCAAAAAATCAAAGAGGAAGAAACCCGTTCCAACCCCACCCCTCAACCCCGAAACGAGATGAAAGACATTCAAGCTCGCTACTCTCTGGGAAAGGCGGTCAAGGAGCTCGCTACTGGTGGGCAGTTGACTGGCCTGGAAGCAGAGATGCACCAAGAGGCCCGAAACGAGGCCGCAGCCCTTGGCATCAACAACACAGGAAACCTTTCTGTGCCCTCGATGCTTTTCCGTGAAAACACCGTGAACTCTGGCACGAACCAGACGGTTACCGCGACCTCTGGTCAGATGGTTCCTGAAATTGTGAACCAGCTCCGTCCGGACTCCGTTGTGGACAAGCTCGGTGCAACCGTTTTCCAGGCTTCTGGTTCTGTTGTGATTCCCGTTCAGACAGACCACATCGACGCAGGAAACACGACTGAAGCTGCTGACGTGACCGCTTCGGATTTCGACATCGTGAACAAGACCCTCGTGCCTGAGCGTGTGTCTGCCATGAACGAGTACAGCATGCAGCTCCTCGCTCAAAACGTGAACGCCATTGATGCGTTTGTGGTTCGCGACATCAACCGCGAAATGGGCATCGGAATTGATGACAAAATCATCACGAAGCTCCAGTCCGGTTTGACCGCAGATGCAACGAGCGCAGCTGAATTCGACATGGCTGATTTGCCCGCCCTCTGCGAAGAGGATTTGTTGGCCGCAAACGCGAGCGTGGAAGGTGCGAAATTCTTGCTCCACCCATCCGTTTTGCGTCGTTTGAAGCGTCTTTCTTTGGACGCTGGTTCTGGCCGCATGGCAGCTGAAGGAAACACCATCTACGGTTACCAGGCAATCGCCACGACCACCGAGATGACCGCGACTGAAATCCTCTTCGGAGATTTCACCGATTTGGCAGTGGCATACTGGGGCGGAATCGACGTCCTCGTTGACCCATACACGCGCGGCCACGCTGGTCTCGTTCGCGTCATCGCGAATGCCCACTGTGACGCAGCCGTTCGCCGCGCCGGTTCCTTCTCTTTCCGCACTGTATTGAACAACGCTTCGAACTACTAATTCGAAGGCGATTTGAAAACCTGAAAGGCCCTGACCCGAAAGGGTTGGGGCCTTTTGTTTTAACCTCAAAACCATGAGACAAACCATCAAAGAAACCGTGACTCCGGTTGACATCGTTTCGGTCCTCACAACCGGAGTGATTGAGAGTCATCTACGCGTGACATACAGTGCCGATTCATCGTACCTTGATGGTCTCGCAAAAGCCGCCCTGGCGGCGGTCGAAAAAGAGGTGAACGAAACCTTCGGACAGGTTGCGGTTTCGGGAGACAATTCCGAGTATGTGAACGAGTTCACGGTCCCCTATGAGGCGAGCCGAATTCGAGGCGTTGTGGTGGTCAATTACTACGACGAAACGGATGCAAACATTCCCATCGATACGGTGAACGTTGTTCAATCCACTCAGGGGTACCCCGCGGTCATTCAAATCAACCCAGATTTCAAGCCAACGGGAATCACGAAAAAGCGACCATACCACCAGACATTCAGCTTCACGATTGACCCTAAACCATTGCCCGAAGGGTTGAAGCAGGCGGTGCTCATGATGATGGCCCACTTCTACGAAAACAGGGAGGCTGTTTTGACCGGCCGAGTTGTCGAGCCGCCACTCGCTTTCAGGTTCCTCTGCGCGCAGTACAAGCGACCAGCTTTGCGCCAGCCGTACAACCCTGAATTCATCGTGCGATGATTGGCGCAGGAAAGCTCGACCGATTCGTGACCATTCGGGACGTCCTTGGGACTCAGGATGCGTTCGGCCAACCAGTCGAATCTTACCGCGACCTCGCGACCGTTCCGTGCCAAAAAGAGGACATCCTTTCGACCTCTTCAATGGAGGTCGAGGAAGCTGCCCAGGAGCAGACCAAAACCATCTCGAAATTCACCATCCGATACTACCCCGGATTGGAGGGCAAAATGCGCCTTCTGTTCGAGGGTGAGACGTACGAAATCGTGCGAGTTGCAGAGCGTGGCCGGAAGCGTTACACAATCATCTTGGCGTACGCCTTGAGCTCAGACGTTTTGAACTGATGGCGAAGGCGGTTGAAATGAAACTGACGGGCCTTCTGAAGGCGAAGGAACTGGTCAACATGCGTGGTGGTTATCGGGCCAAGCGTCGCGAGCTCAATCGTGAGATGCGAAGAGCAATGAGACCGGCCTACAACCGGATGCGTGCAAGGGCTCCAAAAGGTCCGACCGGAGCGCTCAAGAAATCCATTGCAACGACCGCCTTCATGACCTTCGATTCCATCAACGTTCGGACAGGCCCTCGCGTGCGTGGCCCGCGACGCGCGAGCTACGCGCATATCGTGGAACTCGGCTCGAAGGGCGGTGTTCGAGTGGTCAAAAAACCAGGTTCAAAGGGCTTCAGAATCGGACGCCGCAGGACCGACAAAATCAATCACCCAGGGACCAAGGGTGTGGGGTTCATCGAGTCGACCTACAACGACTCCATCAACACTGTTGTGCCGCGAGCCATTGCGGCCATCAAAAAAGTATTTCGTGTCTAATGCTCGACCTAGTCTATAAGCTCCTCAAAGACGACTCGAATGTGACCGGAGAGGTCTCGAGCCGCATCTACC